CGCGCAACGTATGGCCTTGTATGGCAAGCCTAGCTTCACACCAGTGCCGATGTTCACAGTCGTTGCACCAGTTGCACCATACGTGACGTAGTTCACTGCCTTGAATATCTTGTTGCCAACGACTGGTGTCGCACCGTTGAGCGTGAAGCTCTCAGCGATGGGTTGACCAAGATAGTCCCAACCATACAGTGTCACGTTGCTGGTTGCTGCACCACTCGCAACAACAGTCACGTTGCGACCGAATGGCTCAGGTATGATCGCAACTGTGCTCAGGTCAGTTTGACCAGCCGTAGCGATGCTGATCGCATTGCCAATGCTATTCGCCACAGCAGCAAGTGGTGCACCGAAGTTCACACGTGTCTCACCGTTGTAGTTCACATCGGCACTGTATTGCATCGCAGGCACATACATGTTAATGCGTCGTGGGAAGTTGGTTCCCACTGCCATGAGGTTAGGCATCTAAGTTACCCTCCATTACTTCAGTAAGACCACCTGTGCTACGTGCTGCACGTGGCCTGTTATGTTGCGAGCGTTCCACGATCTCCTTCGGACTGAGGTTCAAGTTGTCTGGAACCTCATCTCCAGAGTTCATATCAACGACTTTGGGCTTACCGTTCACGCCGATGCGGTTGAGTTGATCAACATCATCCGCAGCAACGAACATCGAGTGTCCTTGAGGAAAATAGATGAACCATCCCTCAGTGAACTCCTCTTGTTTCGGAACGAGCTTACGAGTGATCACCTGCTTATTCCCAAGTGGTCCTACGCTACGCACATCCTCTTCGATATGCATCACCATCCTGGTGAATTTACCAGTTACCTTCTCCGCTTGGAACGCAGGCTTAAAGTCAAGATTGCTCTGCGGCATACATTACTCCGTTCCTGTCTGGATAGCGCGTATCTGCGCACTGCGTTCATCACTGTAATGAGACGAACGTCGTGTTTTCAACGCTGCCATCTGATCTATCAACGCTCCTTTGTGTTCCAACGAATAGACATAGCGGTTCTTCAAGAAGTCGATGAGGATATCGGCCTCGTCGCCCTTGTGTCGAAGCCACGGACGTATCGTCTGCATAAACAAGGCTGCATACGACACGTTGTCGCAACTCCAGGTCCAGTATTGCGTATGTCTACTTGTCTTACGCTCTGGTCTATCAAGTAGTGAGAGTGCACCACCAAACGCATCCAAGAACGGCACGAGTATATTCTTATCAGTTTGCGCAATGGTTAAGCGCGTAGATACTGCATAGAACACGCCATTCTTGAACTTGCGATACAAACCTATGCTGCCTTCCCCATCAAAGAAGCCAGCCATCCAGGCACGATCTACATCTGTGAGTGCATTGATCGCGTCGATACTCGGATATTTAGTCTCGCGGGCGAGCGTTGATCCGGACATACGGTGTCTCCATAGAGGGATGATTACCTCTTCCATATGCCCGAAGTTCGTGGTAGGGTCAAGGGTCAATTTGTCAGGACCGCGTGGGTCCGGAAGGCTCGCCATAAACACCACTGACCCTGCCACACTACGCGGCTGCCAACTGCATCCACGTTCCACGGGCTCACCAACTCCTTCACCTTCATGTTCACGCCACGTAGCATGTGCAAACGCAGATACGTGTCGTTGATGAAGTATGCGTAGTTGACTGGACAGTCTTCGTCATACAGCAGTGGTATGCCATTGTGCAGACAACCCTCGAAGCCAAGATCGAACATGCGCTTCGTAGCCTTGCCTTCACTCAGTGGCATAGTGAACTTATCACGCACAGCCTGACGATACATGCGATAAATGTTGCGGCCCGTGAGTATGACAGACGGACGATCACCCTTGAGTGTCAAATCCATCAACACGTCATCGAATACCTCTTCGATGTTGGTGCTGTCCATACCACCAGCAAACACATAAGCACTAGTGCGCCACTGAGGCTGAGTAGCACGATTGATCCCACCCAGAGTTCCGACCAACGGATTGGTTGGGATAAGGCTACCCAAACCAAGTGGATCAGTCCCACCACCCACAGCATATAGATACTGACTAAACTTATCCTTAATGCTCTCCTCCAGCACATTCATCTTCTCTTTCATCAATTTGAAGATGGCTGCGGCGCCGTTGTTCTCGTCCTGCTCCTGATCACTGATGATGACAGTGCCAGCCACACGCGAGTAGCCATACTCAACCGTGTCGAACTCATCGGTCTGGTTGACAGGCAACGGAGTGTAATACGAATACGATGTGATGTTCGGATTGCGCCCAACAGTCAGTGGGTTGGTGATATTGTAACCACCATCCTCATACTCCACTCGGTCATTTGCAAACACCCACGCCATCAACGCATTCGACTTGATGCTCGCCATCACGAGCTTACGCCTACTCTTGGTCAGTGTGCTGTGTAGCACATCTGCCATACCCGGTATGATTGTTCCAACAGGCATAGCCTACCTCATCAGTTGAGAGTGACACCGTTCTCTTGCATCGTTTGCCGAATGATGTCAGCCCACGACGCATTCTCGTTATACTGTTGGACTGCACCATTCGTTGACTGCGGTGCGCCACCAGTTGCACTACGACGACCCGGTATGGGACGCTGCTGTGCAGATTGCTGTGTCGTCTGCTGGGTAGACTGCTGTTGTTGACGCTCTACGATCTGTTCACGTAGATTGCGCGTCCAGTCCAATCCATTGTCATGTGCCCACCGTATCATCTTGGTGTATGCACTGTGTAGGGTCAGACTAGGCTGAGCTTGCAGCATTTCAGTAAGCACGTCAAGGTTCTCATTCGCCTCCTGGTTGTCGCCAAGGAAGCCATCCAACTGCTGCTGTGCTGCACTACGATGTCGAGCATGTTCCTGCTCCATCTGCGCACGCTGCGTGATCGGTGCCATCTTCGCTTCGATCATGCGTTGGATAGCAGCCATATCCATTCCTGGCGTTACACCTTGCTCAAGGAACGGAATGGAGTAGCCCTTCGACTTAACTTCCTCAACCAACGTCTGCAACGTCTTGACAGGATCACGCATGAAGTCAGCCATGACACGAATGGCAATGACCTGATCCTGTGGTGCGACATTCAATCGCACAGCCTCGCGCGTAACCTCGTTGATGCCACCCAACGCTTGCTGAGCTTGACCCAACTGCTGCTTCAGTTGTGCAGCTTCACGTGTAGCGCGTTGACCGTCCTCGAATATCTTACGCTCAATGCCACCACGTGCAACAACGCGACCACTGATTGGATCAACTAAGTCTCGGGTTGCAGGATTGTCTGCATTTGGAACCTCAACGAGTCCATCATGTCTGCGTCTGACAACGCCCTGCTGAGTTGCACCCGCACCATCTGCTGCGCCGCCTGTTTGAGTAGGTCCTGTTGATGTTTGTTGGCTACTGCCCGTGGGTTGCGCACTCGTTTGCGCTTCTCCACCATCGCCACCTGTTGACGCTTGCTCACTTCCGCCTCCGCTGTCATCCCTGAAGTCAGGGATGTTGTTGATGATGCTGTCTTCTGTTCCGCTCATGCTGCATTACCTTGTGGCTGCATGCCCGCGCCACCCTGAGCAGCGAGCATTTGTTGGAATATCTGCGTCGGCGGGATGCCTTGTGCCAACGCTTGACCGATTGCTTGCAACACTGGTGGTGGCAACTGTTGCAACGCTTGCACAATCGTAGCTGCAACTTGCATACCACCACCAGCACTCGCATTTGGTGGTGGACCACCACTCGGTTGTCCAGGTGGTGGCCCACCTTGTGCTGCACCTTGCGGAGCCATTCCAGGTGCACCACCTTGTTGAGACTGCGCCATCATGCTCACTTCCTGAGTGATGGACTCCCAATCCTCCTGTGTGATCATGAAGTCATCGAACGCTCGGCTCATCATGTTGAGTGAGACCTTGAGCGCACTTGCAGGTGCAGCACGCACATACTGCGCCATCACTTGACCAACTTGCACAGCCTCTTGCTTCTTCTGTTGCGTAGTCAACTTCTGTGTGCTGCCACCAACGATGTTCATCGCGAACTGTGAGAAGTCCTTGAGGTTATCGAGTGGACGCCAGAACGCACTAACATCCAGACCAGTGATCTGTTGCACAGTCTGCGCATCCATGAACCGCAAGCACAACTGTGCAACCTTCCAACCTACGTCACCAATAGCATCTTCAATAGCATCAAGGCGCAGGTCCATACGCATGTTGCCCATAGTGCTATAGTAATCGATTGCCTTATTGGTGGTATTCGTCTTGAACTCACCGCCACGCTCCACTTCATTCGTGTGTGCGATGCGATCCACACTCTGATACAAGTCCTGCTTGTCGAACATCTGATGGAACTGCATGCTCGGTGGCGGAATGCTAAATATAGCATCGACACCCTTCATGCCTTCAGGCAACCGCAGCGGTGTTGCTACAGGCTCAGGCCCCTTGAGTATACGATCAGCGATCTCTTGCGTCACACCAGCATCAGGATTGTAGAAGATGTTGCGCCTGACCCACAGCAGTGCACGTCGCTTCTCGTCGTTGATCTCGTTGATCTGGTCCTGCTGATCCAAGTAGTAACTAACTTCGCCCTTAGCATACGTAGCAACTGGATTGTCATGGAACCACAGCGGCGTCAGTGGATAGAAGCCTTGCAACTGATACGGATCGTCCCATACCCAAATGGGCCACTTCCAGTCGTTGTCTGCATACATCTCCAACCTGCGCGTTACCTTGTCCCATACATACCACACACGTGTGCGACACGCCTTCTCATAACCCTCCTTGCTGTCGAACCCATACGCATTGTATGAGTTCTCACCCTTGCTGAACAAGGTGAAGTCATCGTCATCACCGCCATCACTGCCACTGTTCAGCACATGTGTTGGCTCGAAGATCGACTTGACCTCTTCACTCTCCTCATCCTCTTGCCCATAGATCGCATTGATATACTGCGTTGGTAGCATGTCCTCGATCATGACCCAATTGGCGTCACTCAAGTATGGGTCGCAGTGATCAGGATCAATCAGCACTTGATGTGGCATCCTGACCCTACAGTATGGACCACTTGGTTGTAGGAACTCAACCTTCTCCTCAAGTGCAATCAGCTTAGCTTCAACCTCCCTGATCTCTTCATCATCCTTAGCAGCAGCCAATTGCTGCGACAGGTTCATGAGATCAGTCATGCCCTGCTCACTGCCCTTGTCCTTGGTCGTGTAACCAACCTCGAACCACGCTCTGTTCGTCAACAACGCAATCAGCACATTGCGCTTAGCCTTGGGCTTGATGTTGATGCCTGGCGCATACTTCATCCTGAACAGTGCATCAACCAACCGATTGATGGCACGTGCGAATGCATCATTCTGCACAGTGGCATCTACATTCTCAGTAGGCTGAGCACTGACCTCAACGATTGGGTTCTTAGCATACAACTCAGGTATCTGCGCCTGTATGTTAGAGAACACAATGTTCTCAGTGCTACTGTGCAAGTCGTTGAGACGACGTGCCACATACCTGTTGCCACTCGCACGCAGATCAGTGCCATCACGGTGATCAGCTTGATCATGGTTGTAGTAGCGAATGGCCTCATCCCATGCATCAATCAGATCACCCATCTGCTTCTTCGCAGTGTCACGACGCGAACGCCAAATGCCACCGCGTTTGCTCGACACAGGAATGCGACTGTCAGGCATTGCCTTGTAGACAGCAGCTTCCTCAACAGGTGGTGGTAGACCAACCTCAGACTGGTTAAGCGACTGCTCAAGTGGATCAACTTGCGTATCCATGTTAAGCTGTGGATCATCCTGATACGAACCGCTCATCGGAACAACGGTCCCACAGGCACAACGCCAGTCAACAGACTAAGCAGTATCAGCAACAGCACGATCGCCAACACGACCTGTGCAATCACAGCAAACGGTGGTGGCAACGGAATGAGCGTGAGCACATACCAGATCACACCGAAGATCAGTATGATGATCAGCAGTTGGATCAACAAACCTATCACTTGTGCCTCGCTTTCGGACCACGCTCCTGTTGACGCTCAATCTCATGCCATGCTAAGTAAGCAGGTGGTTGGTTAGGCTTACCAACATACTTAGCAAGTCGTGGCCTATTGCTCATTGCATACTTCCACATGTCCATGGCATGATCGTTGCGATCCACTGGCTTATCAGTGGTCTCGTCACTGCCATCGCGTTGGAAGTAATACTCAGTGATTTCATCAACGAACCACTGGCACCGATCACCAACATAGAAGTGTGGTGCATGTCGCATGCCTGTGAATGGGTGCTCATGCAACGGCAACGGCGTCAGGTATTGCCAATTCTTGCTGATGCCAGCATTGATGTCATTGTTGCCACGCTGCATCCGCAAACCCTCATCTGCAAACATCGCAGCGACAGTCTCACCAACTACTTGCTTGCTTCCTGGCTTGCGTCGGAACACGTCGGGGTCTGCATAGATTGGATGTCCGAGTTCATCATCCTCGCAATGCTCAGCACGTATTCGGTGTATATACTTCGCCGCGCTTGCGATGGTAAGCTCCGCAATCCTGAAACCATCGAGCAGAAACACATTTGCGTCGTCGTCCGTGTAAAATAGTCCGTAACAACTGTGGCGAGACAGTCCGTGGTCGTATCCTTCAATGAACTCAGGCTGAAAACCGGACATCCGCAGTTGCCGCAGATGTGTCGCCACGTCTTCATGTGCCACGATATGGAGCGTTTCATCGAACTGTGGATAGATGAGACC